TATGTTCAACATAGGATGAAGAAATGAAGATAGAACTACAGATTAGTTTATTCGTAGTTTTAATGCTAGTCTTAATCTTAAACTATGGTTAAAGACCCGAGGAAGATATTATGAATAAATGTTCAATAACAGCGTTTTTAATAGGTATTACTATAACCGTATCATCTTTAGCCTTTTTTGGACAGATGTTTCAGATGCCAAGTAAAGGGTTTCAGATGGGTAGTCAGATGATGTTTCCTACACCTGATCCTAAATGTGATTGTAAATGTAATTAGGGGCTACTTACGGTAGCAAATCGCGCGTCTTTTCATATTAACGAGGTTAAAACTTTGAGGAGATCGTACCCCGAACATTCCTACGATTAAATGCTTCTGTTACCAAATATCACCATCTTCACCAGTAGGAACAGCATCTTCTGTAGACTTCTGAACCTCTTTAGGCTTACCAATAGACAATGATATAAACTTCTTACCGTTCTGTGAAACCTTCGACCAAGCGTTAAGCCAATGATCCACTCCGTTGATGTTAATTGTACCACTCAAGTCAGGATGTTTTTCAGTTTTCTTTCTGTCGTTCTTAAATAATACACCTCTGTTACTGTCATCATAATCACTCATGTTTTTATCTCCGTTATATAATATTTAATAATAGATTTTCCACGATAGTCTTCCAGATCTACACCCTTCAACTCAGGTATCTTGGCATAAGATATGCGACCCTTACCTTCTGATCGTTTAAATCTAACTCCGCCTCCAGTACAAGAACTACCATCTGATAGGTCTATTAACTGTTTACGGATTTCCTTTTCTCTCGTAGTGAGAGTATCAAGTTGAGAGTGAATACCACGCCATTCTTCTGCTAGGGTAATCCACTCATCATCTTTTCTTGTTTTAAAATCTTTCTCACCTGCTGGTGGTGCGCCATCATACGAGTAGTATTTTTTCCACGCATTGAAGATTTCTTTTTGTTTATCTAAATCAGGGCTAATCTTTTGCATCACAGCAGAATTATTATGGATGTCATATACCCAGAAGATTAATTGTTTCGCTCCTGTTACTAGCATCTGCTGTTGGGTTTGATAATCGTATTGATCTGGAAGGTCTTTGCCTGAAGTCATGATTTCCCATAACTTAGAGTCTTCACCTTTCATAGGTATCTTAATCTCTGCTACGATTTTCTTCTCACCATTCCAACCATCTAATGATGCACCTATAGGGATGCCATCGATATGGCACAATACGACCACGGGAGAGAAAGATACGCCCATGTTTTCCTCTAAGGCCTCCCTTGCTATGGGTTCGTACTTAGTACCCTTCTTCATCGCCTCAGTAACAAACACTTCTCGCTTACCGTTTTTAACTTCCCATAGTTGTAAAGGAGAGGCTGGCATCCAAGGAGATTTAGACAAGGCAGCAGGAACTTCTGAAGCCATGCCATATCTTGATCGAGTTTCTAACCACTCATCACTTCCTTGTGGAAGGTCAGAGTCCTTGATAAATTGTAAGTCAGTTATTTTCATAAATCATTTCCTCTATTTCATTTAATTCTGATAAAACATTTTGTTGTAGTGAGTGCCTTTCAAGCCACTTTTCCCCTCGTAGTTCTGGTCTAAGCTCTTGAATCTTTCTGCCGCACCGACTAACTGATTCATGTTTCGGCATTTCTTTATTTGTTGCTAAGAACTTTAACAACTCATAACTACTCTCTTTTTCCAAGTCAAAACCCAAGTCAGAAAGCCTACTTAACCAAACGTGTGCTAATAGCGACCTTGAGTCATCTCGTAGAACGGGTCTTGTTGTATATAACCTAACAACAAGATCAGTTATTGCAATTAGATCTTTTTTCACTTCTTCTCCTCTAATTTTTTAATTGTTTTAATTAAGTTATTGTTAATCTTAATTTGTTCTTTTTGAAACTTGTGTAAATACTCAATCTGTTTTTCAAAATTAAATATTTTTGCCCATACTAATTCACTCATTTTTTAACCTCTACAACTTTAGCCTTACCTTTAGGTTTAACTGGTTCTTCTTCTTCATCGAAAGGCAAATCCTCACCACGATAAATGTAAAGACCTAATCCATGCAATGCCAAGCACTTAGCCAAGCAACGTTTGATAGAGGTGTTGATTTGAAATGAGTTAGGGTTTTGTATTGGTTTGTTACGATTGTCCAAAACAGGCAGTATTTCAGTACGATCAATACTCTCAATAGTTACTGTAACTTTCACATAACAACCAGACTGATCTCTTAGGAACGGTACTAATATGTCAGTGTTGGCCTTTGTTCCTACTTTGAAAGTATCAGACATTTTTAATGCTGTGCCATCACCATCATTACTATAAGTGTCATGAACTTCGAAGACACCTTGCATCATAGGGAACTCATGGATGTGCCATGTCATGTCTGGATAGATCCTAAGTACACCTGTTAGTGCATCAGTCCATGATAAGTATGATAATTTTCCTTTTTGTCGCTTGTATTCGTTAGCGTTAATGTTTTCTAAAATGCTGAATACATCTTTCTTCTTGGCTGTAGCCATGATTTACTCCTATATTTATGTAAAAAGAAACTAAATTATATCACTAACTGTTTACTTAGGTAAACTATTTATAGAAATAAACAATAAAAACCCCCGAATACTTGGGGTAGACGAGGGTAAAAGGGTTCTTGATGATGGAGCAACAAAGAACTTGAAATCAATTATACATTAAATTTATAAATTAATGAACTTTTACACTTTTGTTTAGTTTATAATCAATACACATTCCAATAAAAAACCCCCGAAAGACATGAATCTGACGAGGGCTGGAATTAGGTGATTGAGCCACCTGAGTAATATTATATACTACTCTTCTGGTCAATACACTGCAATGGTGTTTAATTTTAAATTTGACCAAAACTCAAACAAGCAATAGTAAGAAGTAAGACAAATCCTAGCAATGACGACCCCTGTCAACTAGGTCGCAAGTGGTATGGTAAGTAGGAATAGCCACCGATGCAAACTCAATGTGTTGTTAGTCGAGTTTGCGGGTCTGGAGGAAGTGACCAGGAAGATAGAGAGCTGTGAAGTAATGCACCCAGCTAATTAACTGATACTCTGATAGACCGTGACTATGGTTTATGTGAAACTAGCCCAGCCCTGGGTAGGTTACCACAAGAGTAGAGGGGTGCATCCCTGGGAGGAAGTAAAAAACAAGGGTTTTAAATTTAGTGTCGGGCTGGACTAAAAAATGAGGATTGTTGATGGTATGTAATTGTGGAACTATAACAACTAAGCTGACTTACTTCTGGGAGTGTAAAAGTTGTGGGCGTATAGACTGGCATACTAAGCCTAAGAAGAAACAAGTTAGAAAGCCAGAAATGAGTAAGCGGGTAAAGATACACAGGCTATTGCGTAGCTGTACTAGCTTGTCAATAAAAGAAACTGAGTTCTTGATGCAGATATATGGCATGATGAACGCTGGTAAAGAAAAAATAGTAAGTGGGAAACAACATAAATGGGTAGATATATTATTAAATAAACACGGGGGAAAGCATGGAGCTAAGAAACTATCAAGAACAAGCAATAACTGACTTATCAACTTCCTTAGCAGAAGGGAATAAGCAGGTAATACTTCAGGCGGCTACAGGTTCAGGTAAGACTGTAATGGCAGCATCATTAGTCAATAGGGCGGTAGATAAAGGGAGTTCTGTATTATTCCTCGCCCACAGACGAGAGTTAATTTCTCAGTGTTCTAATAAACTATCAGTATTCGGTATAAATCATGGCATCATCATGGCAGGTGAAGATGAAGAGGGTTGGCACTCAGTACAGATAGCATCAGTAGATACATTAAGAGCCAGAGCATTAAGTACCAACAGAATGAGATTACCTAAAGCAGATATTGTCATTATTGATGAATGTCATAGGTCGCTATCAAAAACATACCGTACAATCATCAGCATTTATGAAAAGAGTTTTATACTTGGCCTAACCGCTACACCTTGCAGAGGCGATGGACTAGGCTTGGGTCATGTTTATTCTGATATGGTATGTGCGCCATCTATCAAAACATTAACTATCGCAGGGCATCTAGTACCTGCTAAGTATTTTGCACCATCTATTCCTGACTTAACAGGAGTTAAACTTATAGCAGGTGATTACAATAAGAAACAACTTGCAACAAGAATGGACACACCTAAATTAGTGGGTGATGTAGTTAGTAATTGGATAAATATTGCTAATGGTAAGACAACAGTAGTATTTGCATCATCAGTACAACATTCAATCAATCTAATGGAGTCATTCCAAGAATTAGGCATTAAAGCAGGACATATTGACGGTTCTACTGAAACTGAAGAAAGGGATTTAACATTAAAACAACTCGAAGACGGTGAAATTACGGTACTATGTAATTGTCTTGTACTTACAGAAGGATGGGATTGCCCATCTGCTGAAGTCTGTGTACTCGCTAGACCTACAAAATCATTGGGTTTGTATTTACAAATGGTAGGTCGCGTTCTAAGACCGATGGAAGGTAAGGACAAGGCAACTATAATTGACCATTCGGGTGCAGTCTACGATCATGGATTTGTAGATGACGAATTTGAATGGGATTTAGACCCAAAGAAGAAAATCCAAGAGGCAAAGAAGCGTGAAACAAAGCGTGAAACAAAGCCTATCACTTGTGAGAAGTGTTTTACTATCTATGAAAAGATAAGGGCTTGTCCTTCTTGTGGTACTGTCCATATAAGAAAAGGCAGGTCATTGATTACTGGTGAGGGTGAGTTAGGTGAAGTCAGTAGAACAACTCGCAAAGCAAAGAAAAAAGAATACTCAACAGACCAGAAGAAGAGTTGGTATGCTATGTTAAGGGGTTATGCCTCTACTAAAGGCTATAAAGATGGTTGGGCGTACTATAAGTATCACGATAAGTTTGGTGTAGCACCACCTTGGAAGAAAACAAACACAGTTGATCCAAGCCTAGAGGTACTGTCTTGGATAACATACATTAACATTCGTAACTCTAAGAGAAAGATAGCATGAGTTTGGATAGTGCTGCTACGGGGAAGTGGACAGATATTCTAACTAGACTAGGTGTAGACGGTAAGTTTCTATCAGGGAAACAGTGTCCATGTCCTATGTGTGGTGGAAAAGACAGATTTAAGTACGATAATCAAAATAGAGGTACTTATTTTTGCAGGGGTTGTGGTTCGGGCAATGGGTGGAATCTTTTAAGAAACCTATTTGGCTGGGATTACAAGAGAACACTTAAAGAAGTGGGTAATATTGTAGGAGATTGTAAAATAATGACAACAAAAAAGAAAGACCCAAAGTTTGCGCTAAAGAAAATAGCATACGCATCAAGACCAATTAGTAATGATTCAGATTTAGTTAAGTATTTACACAGCAGAGGAATTACAACAGTTCCAGATATGCTTAAAGAGGCTGATCTATATTACTTTGAAGAAGGTATTAAGACAGGGCCATTCCCGACAATGGTAGCATTAATAACTAACAAGAAGGGTAAAGGCGTTTCATACCATCTAACTTACACTCATCGACAGCAGAAATTAAAGTGTTCTGCACCGAAAAAGATGATGACTCCCGTAGGTACTATAACTGGCTCTTATGTAGAGTTATTTCCTATGGAAGAACATATCTGTGTAACTGAAGGTATTGAAACTGCACTAGCAATTCATGATTTTATTGATAAGCCTGTAATTGCTTGTTTAAGCGCACATAATCTCGCATCAGTAGACTTACCTGATTTAGTAAAGAAAGTCGAAATTTGGGGTGATAATGACGCATCTTACTGTGGACAGAGGGCAAGTTATACCCTTGCAGAGAGATTAACACGAGAAGGTATTGAAGTTGAAGTTAAATTGCCACCAGTAGCAGGTGAAGACTGGTTAGATTACATAAATAGAGATAAGAAATTAACTTTAGATTCTGTAAAGGAAACTAATCCTGAGTTTCATCAAGGCTTAACTAAGTTGATGGATGTATTTGATGTTGATGCAAACAATGTAAAAATAACTAAAAGAGGAGAAGACAATGAGTGAAGATTTTAAAGAACTAAAACAACAAGAAATCAGAGATTCTTGGTCAAAATACGCTAAGGCAAAGTCTGAACACGCTTATTTAGAGCATTATCGCAAGAGTTTACTTGCTATACTACAAAAAGAGTACATGAAATTGGGTCATACCTCTGTTGCAGCACAAGAACGAGAGGCAAGAGCAGATGACAGATACATTGAGGTAATCGAGGGTATTAAAGTTGCAGTGGAACAAGAAGAAACCATGAGAGGTGAGGTCAAGATGGCTGAATGGAGTTTTGAAGGTTGGAAGGCAAGAATATATGCTGACCAACGAGAGGCTAAACGCTATGGTCATTAAAGAAAAGGAATATCTTGATCGTGTGGCTAACTTAGGTTGTATTTGTTGTCATCAGTTAGGCTTTCCCGACACTCCAGCCGAGATACATCACATACGATCTGGCGTTGGTATGGGTCAAAAGTCATCAAACTATGATACTATTCCATTATGTCCGACACATCACAGGACGGGCGACTGGGGTACTGCTTATCATAGAGGTGCTAAAGAGTTTGAAAAGCGATATGGCACTGAATTAGAGCTATTAGAAATAGTAAAAGGAGCGTTAGATGGGTAAGATGCAAAGAACTAAAGGACAAGTGGGCGAACGAGAGTTTGCTAAACTGATTTTCACTAACCTTGGTATAGAATGTAACCGTAGGATTGAACAAACCAGAGATAGTGGACACGATTTAGACCTAATGGACTATGCCATTGAAGTTAAACGAGCAAAGAAGACTAATTTGAGTGGTTGGTGGCGACAGACAGTTGAAAATGCTGTAGCAGTAAATAAAATTCCTTTACTTGCTTATAGAATTGACAATATGAAATGGCAAGTGGTAATGAGTTTCCGTCATACTCTGAATAGTTTTGCTGATGCAGATATTAACGATCTGGATAAGACCATTACATTCAGAGCAGACGGTTGGTTTGATTATGTCAAGACAAGATTATAAAAGTCGGCTACCTTTGCAGTTTAGATAATTTGTCCTTTAAGTATGGAATTACCCAATGAGGTACATTCCTATCAGAACGCCAAGAGAAAACTGTCTTCTCACTACGTTTCACAAGTTTGGCGACTACCTTTGAGGTTAAACCTTCTTGCTCCATAATCTTAATTAATTTTTGTTTGTTTGTAGTATTCATAATAAAGGGGCTTTCGCCCCAACTCCTTTATTTAGATTTTAAGTAAATTAATATACAAGGTATAGTTACCAAACTAACTATAAATATACCCAATACTGCTGAAAACATACATGGCAATAGGCTCATTTGCGCTCCATGATTAAATTACTATGTTCTCTACCAAAGTTCTCAAATAACTCGGCCAACTCATCTTTATTAAGTGTTTTTAGATACTTCAGCAGAAAATATTCAGACTGATACTGGTTTGCACTGGTGTATTCCAACCATGCCTCTTTAACATCATCTCTCATTAACTATCCCCTAAAATCATAAACAATAACCATGCTAGGTATAAAATACTGATCCCCAGTAAAATTTCAAATACATCTATCATCAGAACCCTCCACTTAATAACCAAGCATTTGTCTGCTCAGGTGTTTCATCATCAACTTCGACCTCTTCAATCTGAACATCAGTGTAGTCGTCTTTTTCCCATTCTTCAGCCAAGACTATTGCCTCGTCTTCCGACAAGTAGTAGTCATTAACCTCAACTCCTCCAACCCATACTGTATATTTAGTCATACTACCTCCCAGTCAAGTTCATCACCATCTTCACCTAACTCGGTTATATACTGCCGTTCAGGTGTGCTATAATCACATTCACCTGCATCTGAAGATTGGTAAGATTTCCAGTCTTCACCTTTATTGTGTATTACATAAAGTACATCATGTTTAATGTAAAAACTCGTTACATTTCTCAGGTCAAAGTCAATCTCAAACCAAGTGGGTGCTACATATAGTGCTTCTACTTTATATTTCATATTATTTCTCCTGTGTTAATACTTTCATTTGAGTCTTCTCAATCTTACAGTGATAATTCTCGATGTATTCTTGTGCTTCTTTCTTTGTTGTGAAATCCATTGCAAGATACCCGCCTAACATTGAGCTATATACGTGATATTTAGTCATCTTCATTCTCCTTTAGTTTCCTTACTAGGGCATCTTCCGCTATTGTCGGCAAACTCTTGATAGTTGCCCATAACTCTTTATTAGTAGATGTTAAATCATTAACCTCTATTACTAATGATTCCCTTTCCTCCAGTAAATCTAAGTAAAGAGTCCTCTTAGTACTTAAATCGTCTAACTCTTGTTGTAAGTCCACCTCTTTATCCATAGCCCTCTTATGTGCGTCCTTCCAATACTCAAGGCTCTCTGCCATATCATCTATTTGTTCTGCAAGTGCTGTCTTGTATATCATAGTTCTACCTCCTCTTTAAATTTATCATAGTTGTGTTGGTGCATTAGAATTTACTCCTTATATAATCGCTGACTGCCGACTTAAAGGCATAAGTATCAAACTGCTCATCTAATTTCTCATCAACTTCGTCCAGTATTTCGTCTTTTAGTCCCATACATTGATTATCAACTTCGTTCTCAATACTTAAATTAATAGATCGTTCTACTATTACGTCATCACGTAGCAACCGTATCAATTCATAACGAATGGGATTGTCAGTAAAGTTAATAAACTCTTCCCTTAATTCCTCGTTCTCTTTGATTTTGATGTCTATCTCATATTCTCTCTTGGCCAAACTATCCTCCAGTCTTTCAATACGTTCTAAAACGTCCTCGTCTTGCTTATCAAATTGCTCCATAGCATTTGCTCCTTTGTTGTTATAAAAAAAACTCTACTGCGTCCTTACTCGAACCAGTACAGATACCACCATCAATTTCCACAAAGGCAAACACTTCGCCCACCTTTGTAGTCATTAATTCTTCACGATATACCCCAATTTCCCAAGACTTATCATCTCGCTGGAATATGCGATATAAAATATCATCAACCTCAAATGCAACCGTCCCGACTTCTTCGAGAATAATTGCATAAGTTTCAATTAGATTTTCGGCTACTTTTGTAGTCATTATATTTTTGTCCTATCATTGTTAAAAAATTCACAAAAAAAGGCCTATCAAGAGACAAGCCTGTTTTAATTAACCTTTTAGATTATCTGCTCAATAAAATTGTTAGTATGCGTTGTGTGTATATCAGCATTAACGTATATAGTTTTCCAGTTCTCCCCGTATATGTGTTTAAAATACTCTGGCGCATCGTAATCCTCTTCCAAGTAATAATACTTAGCATTTGAGTACGAGTAACTGGAGGGCTTAAACCCTCCTAAATCGGATCGCTTGACCTTTAGATAGCCGTGTGATGGTGTACTAATCCAATTTAAATTACTCATTTTATTGCCTCCATTTCATTAACCAACTCTTCCAACAAGTCATTTTTGTCATAACCTAATATATCTAAGTCAATATATCCCGAGTCAGTTTTTGCACTGCATCGGATATACTCATCAACTATGCTCGTAGTACACATAAACTCTAAGCCATTCACAACACTATAAAAATCATGCATTTGATCCCCAACTATCTCATCAAATATATAAATGTCATCAAATAACAAATATGCGTTTTCAGTGTAATTGCCTCGAACGTCTCCGAATCTGTGGAATTTAATTGATAAAACAATGCCTTCCCCGTTCGTTTCATAAGCCCTATAATCAAAATCATTACTTCCCATTCCATTCCAGTTGTAACTATTATCAGCGAGAGAGTAATCTAGCCCGTCAATATCGTCGACATTTTCAACTTCCAATAGATCACACGCTTTTCTATAGGTAACCTCATAATCGGCCAACACTTCAACCAATTCTAAAATGTCGACTGTTATATCGTTATCACTTCTAACTGGCAAAGTTGTCGACTGGCCGAATATTTTTACGTCAGCCCCGCGCAACTCCAACAAATCTTTTTTAATATCTTTTATCATAATATTACTCCCGTATTAATTAAGCCAACCATTACTAAACTTATAATTATTGTCAACACTATAAAAATATCCCTTGTTTTATTATCGTCTTCTATCCAGTTACTCATTGTAATACCCAGCCTTGAACATCAATGCGCCCCAGTTTAATATCGTTATTAGTTTGCGTTTCGTATGTTTCCATTATGTTGCTCCATTGTTTGCATAATTGCCCTATCATTATATACACACTTCTACATAGGTGGCAATGTATTTATTAACTAATTCAGTTTACTTATGTATAAGGCCTTAACTGGTGCTTGTTGCCCGTGCTTATAATCATATTATCATTGTATGTATGTTTACCAGTCAGGCCTAGACCCGACATCGACAGCATTAAAAGAATAGAGCCAATGCGTTCCAGTATGTTATATCTATACTATAAGAGAGTAACAACTAGATCGTTCCATTCTACTGGCCATAGTCAATATATAGATATGTAATCCAACAATTAACTCAATATGTAACTCAATATGTAACGTTGACCGTCCTCTCTCCTTGCACGTGCATAGTGGCGTTTCCTTTCCCAATGCCGATAGTACAAGCGCGTCAAGCAATATGGCAGACCCCATACCCCCAAACCTGACCGCGTGTATATACAATAAGGTAGATTCCCCACAGCGGAGGGAAAATTGGTTATAATTTACCTAAGTAAACAACCAGGACACCAGTCAAGATGAGTACAGATTTAGTTAGAAACGACCAACAGGCAGAGTTTATAAGGCTTTTCGTGGGGTCGCAGTGGGCAGGGAACGCTTCAGCGTGTGCTATTGGTGCTGGGTATAGTAAGGATACTGCAAAGCAGAAAGGCTATCAGCTGAAGAGGAAGTTTGCTGATAAGATCAAAGATGAAACCGTTAGAATGATTGCAGATAGTGCTACACTAGGGCTTGCAGGGGTTTTGGACTTGGCTAAAAATGCTACAAATGATAGCGTTAGGTTGCAGGCTTGTAAGGATTTATTAGATAGAGCAGGCTTTAATACGGTTAATCAGATAGAGATTTCAGGTATGGATAAGAAGTCAGATGAAGAGTTGAAGGAAGAGTTAAATCGTCTTTTAAACGCAAATATCATTGATGTAACCCCAGAAGTTGCTACATAAGTAGAAAATAGGGCTATATTAGAGAAAACTAATAATACTACTGCGTAAGGGATAAGTGACAAGTCACCAGTAGGGAAACACTTACTCATTAATTTTATTAACACAGCAGAAAAAGGGAGTCTATGAAACATAAACACGCTAAAGAAATTCACGCTTGGGCAGAAGGGTACACCGTACAACATAAGATTCATATCTGTTGTGAACATCCAGATACTGCTAAGTGGGAAGATTGTACTGTTACACCAGGTTGGTACGAAGACAGGGAATACAGAATTAAACCTATTAAGGAGGAGTTATGAAACATAATATTGAAGATTGTAAGATTAAGTTAAGAGCTATCTGGAGTTTGGCACAACAGATTAAGTTAGGTGTTAGAGAAGATGTTGATGAACAAGTTATTGTAATGCTTGCTGAACAGATACAACAAGACACTGAATTATTAGAAGGTGAAGATGACAGTAACTAAGTCAGACTTTGATCCTACTATATTAGGACAGTATGAGTTACCGCCTTCTTTATTACATTTTCAGTGGGAAGGTAAGAGAAGTGGTACTACTGTTTATCGTTATATATTAGCAGAAACAATAGATCCGAATAAGATTAACTCTAGGAACAAGGTTAGAGAGGGTGAAGAGGGAATGACTCAAGATGAGATTTGGGAAAAGGTGGTAAAAGAATTATGAGTGTTGAAGAAGCATTAAAGATTGCTAAAGAATTAGAGTTTAGACAGACTCACAACAAGTTGAAACATTATCGACCTTATGAGTATCAAGAGAAGTACCATAATACTATCGCTAATCAAAAACTATTGATGGCTGGTAACCGTATTGGTAAATCCTTTTGTGGTGCAGCAGAATTAGCCTTTCATTTAACGGGATTGTATCCTAAATGGTGGCAAGGTAGGAAATGGGATAGACCTATTAGGGCTTGGGCAGGTGGTGCATCGAATGAAACTACTCGTGATATTTGTCAGAAAGAACTCTTCGGACAGCCTGATGACCCTTCTGCTAGGGGAACAGGTGCTATTCCTTTAAATCTAATCGGTGATGCAACTCGTAAGCCAGGTGTTCCAAACGCCCATAACTCTTGCATGATTAAGCATGTGAGTGGAGGTTGGTCAAGAATCGGTTTCAAAGCCTACGAGATGGGCAGAGAGAAGTGGATGGGTGAGTCACTAGATGTTATTTGGTTAGATGAAGAACCACCACAAGACATCTATTCACAAGCAGTTACCCGTACAGCAGATAAAGCAGGCATGGTGTATATGACATTTACGCCTGAGAGTGGAATGACTGAAACTATCGCTCAATTTATTAATGATTTGAAGCCAGGTCAGTATATGCAACAAGCAGGTTGGGATGATGCACCTCACATGACACCTGAAGTTAAAGAACAGATTCTTGCAGCATTACCACCTCACGAAAGGAAGATGCGTGAACAAGGTATTCCGTCATTAGGTTCAGGTTTAGTATTTCCAGTGCCTGAAGACTCTATTAAGTGTGAACCATTTGAAATACCCTCCCATTTCCCTAGGATATGTGGCATGGACTATGGTTGGGATCACCCTACGACTGCTGTATGGGTTGCGTGGGATAGAGAGGCAGATATTGTTTATATATATGACACTTACGGACAACGACAAGAGATACCTGCTGTTCATGCAGCAGCAGTTAATGCAAGACCAAAATGGATTCCTGTTGTCTGGCCTCGAGATGGTAGACAAGCAGATAAAGGATCAGGTACTCCACTAGCAGATCAATACCGCGATTTAGGTGTAAACATGATAAAGGGAGACAACAGGTCGTGGGGAGGTTGGTTCACCAATCCACCAATATCGGGTCAGAGAGAGGGTTCTGGAGGAATTTCACTAGAATCAGGAATAATGGACTTGCTAGAAAGGATGAAAACAGGTAGACTAAAGATATTCTCGACCCAACCAGAGATATTCGAGGAGTTACGGATGTACCATCGAAAGGAAGGGCGGATAGTTCCATTTAAGGATGATTTAATTTCTGCTATGAGATACGCTGTTTTGTCATTAAGATTGGCAAGGGTTCATGAAACCCAAACAAGACAGTATCAAGCAGATAGTGATTTTAATATATTTACATAGGAGAAACCCAATGGGAGCAATAAGAAGAATTTTCGCACCATCACCACCAGCATATACACCACCACCAGTTGCAGCAGCACCTGCACCAGTCGCGCCTGCACCAGTAGCAGCACCTGAAGCATTAGCACCTGAAGTAGAAGTAGCACCTGAAATGTCAGAATCAATTAAGAAGAAAAAGAAAGGCAGTTACTCAACACTACTAACAGGTAAAGGCGGTTCATTAGGCTCTCCAGACATTGAGCGTAAATCTATCTTAGGAGGTTAATGTGGGTTTTATGCGCGCGATTAAAAAGATGTCTTTACCAGTTATGCTGTTCAAAGACTCACAAGGTAATAATGCACCAGCAGCAGTTAATAGGGTGGGCAATCAGGGGATGCAAAAAATTGCAAAGCCACTTGGATTTCAAGATAATCCAGCACTAGCAGACCTACCAGAACCTGCATCAGTCGCAGCAGCACCTGCATCAGTCGCAGCAGCATCAGAATCTGGTCTTCTAAAGAATAAGAAAAAGAAGGGTCGTTACTCAACACTACTTACAGGCGGTAAGGGTGTAGAGGGCAAAGCAGACTTAGATAAAAAATCATTATTAGGAGGCTAACATGGGAAAGAAATCACCACCAGCACCTATCATTCCACCTGCAAGTAAAGTTGTGGATGCAGTAGATAGAAAAGAATTAGATAAATCCACAGCAGAAGATATTCAAAGAGCAGTAGTAGCCAAAACATCTACTGTCAAAGGAAAATCTGCACCACAAGCATCTCTCTTAGCAGAAAGAGCAATGTGGGATGAGAAGGAAAAGAAAGCCAAGTCACTTCTTAAATGATAGAACTCGTACCTAATGCAGGACAAGAGGTAACAGATTGGATCGTAAAAAGAGTAGGTGTAACATCTTTAAGCGATTGTGTTAATTATGGTTTTTATGAAGAAGGTGAATTAGTTGGAGGCGTAGCATTTTATGAATACAGAGTACAAGATATTGTGTTTTCAGGTGTTATGGAGAGAGGAGGCTTTAATAGGACAATGCTAAGAACATTATTCCATTATCCTTTTCATCAACTAAAGTGTCATAGAGTTACAGCCTATACCGAGATAGACAATAGAGAAGCAAATGTATTCTTGAAACGGTTAGGCTTTAAAAAGGAAGGTACTATGAGAGAAATCTCAGAGAATCTTAAAGATATTAATATTTACGGTATGCTCAAAAGAGATTGTACCTGGCTATAGGAGAAAGAAATGGGATCAAAGCAACAACCTTATGTACCACCACCACCAGTTGATTACACTGCTGAGGCTAATCAAAGAGAAAAAGAAACTTTAGAGATGGAACAAGAATTGAAAGATGAGAAAACTGAATTACTCAATAAGAAAAAGAGTGGTAGATACGCAACACTTCTTACTGGAGGTGAAGGCGACCAAGATGAGGCTGATGTCAAGACTCGATCACTTCTTGGATCAGGCAAAAAACCATAGGAGATTACAATGGTCGAACAAATATTAAAGCGATTAGCCAGTTTAGAGTCTGGAAAACAGACTTGGGAAGTGCATTGGCAAGAGATTCTTGATTATGTAATGCCTCGTAAAGCAGAAGTAACGGTTCAGTATGCCAAGGGAGCAAAGCGTACAGAGAAATTGTATGATTCTTCTGCTATACATGCAAATACATTATTAGCGGCATCGTTACAAGGAACATTAACATCAGCATCATTGCCTTGGTTTCATCTAAGAGTTCGTGATGAGAGTTTAAATGAATCTCGCGAAGTTCAAGTATGGCTAGAGGACTGTCGTAATAGAATGTATAAAGCGTTTAACTCATCTAACTTTAATACTGAAGTACATGAGTTCTATCTTGATATTTGTTCTATTGGTACTGCTTGTATTGAAACAGAAGAAGATGAAAACGGATTCAACTTCAGAACATTGCACATCTCAGAATATTTCATCTCAGAAAATCATAAAGGACAGATTGATACCTTATATAGGAAGTTTCAGTATTCTGCTAGACAGGCTAAACAGAAGTGGGGCGATGCAGTAGGCCCTAAGATTCAAGAGGCTTTTGAGAATAACCCTGACAAGAAGTTCACATTTATTCATTGTGTAATGCCAGCAGAAGAGTATCACGGTAACAAACAATCTAAATTACCTTATATAAGTATTCATATAAGTAAGGAAGACAAGAATATCGTTCAGGAAGGTGGTTATAACGAAATGCCATACCTTGTAACAAGATGGTCTAAAGCTTCTGGCGAAGAATACGGTCGTTCACCTGCTTACAATGCACTACCAGACATCAAAACTCTGAATAAAGCAGTAGAATTAGGCTTAAAAGCATGGGCTAAAGCAATCGATCCACCACTTCTAGTAGAAGATGACGGAGTAATCGGTAGAGTTAAGACGAATCCATCGGGTATTACCGTTGTTCGTAGAGGTGATGCAATTAAACCACTTAATACTGGTGCAAGATTTGATGTATCTGATATGAAAGAGTCTGAATTAAGAGGTTCTATTAAGCAAGCGTTCTTCTCAGACCAGTTAGAACTTCAGCAAGGCCCTCAAATGACAGCAACAGAAGTACAGGTTCGTTATGAATTGATGCAAAGATTACTCGGCCCTACTTTAGGAAGATTCCAGACAGAGTTCTTGAACCCACTAATTGAAAGATGCTTTGCTATTATGCAACGAAACGAAATGTTTGCTCCTGCACCAGGTGCGTTAGATGGTGTTGCTATTGACATTGAATATGTTGGCCCACTTGCTCGTTCACAGAGAATGGAAGAGGCTACTGCTGTAGAAAGATTGTATGAGATGGCTGCTAACTTGGCACAGATTGCACCAGAAGTTATGGATAACATAGATCATGATGCAGCAATCCGTTCTCGTGCTGAATTACTAGGTGTTCCTAAGAATATTATGCGTGATCCTGCTGATATTGCAGAACAGCGTCAAGCACAAAGAGAGCAGCAAGAAGAGCAAATGGCAATGCAACAAGCACAACAAGGTGTAGACCTTGCAGCTACTGCTGTTCCTACAGCACAACAGATCACACCTGAAAATGTTGAACAAACACAAGCAGGTATGGAAGCAATGATGGGGGCAGTAGAAAATGCCTAGAGCCATTGCTAAAATAAGAAGAGATTATGCTGACTGTTTTGGGTCTATATCTGGGGGTAAAGTCCTAGATGACCTACGCAAGGCATATCAACTACGGGAATCCTATACGAAAGGTGATCCGTATGAAACCGCGAGGAGAGAGGGCGAAAGAGCTGTCTATCTTCGTATTTTAAATATGTGTAATACAAAAGAGGAATAAAATTATGAGTGAAGAAATGGTCACAGAAACAACGGATAATGCTGTAGTAGCACCTGTTGAGAGTGGT